CTTCGTTTATTATCTTCATTTCTGCCCCCGTAAGTAAGGGAGGGGGAGGGCATCTCCCTCCCTTACCTTATTCTCTAGAGATTATATTGAACTTGAACTCTCGTCTGTTCTATCGAAATACAATACTTCTTTCGGTCTATTAATTATAACACCGAACGTTCTTGCAAATGCTGTATTTACAAAGTTCCAACCATCGATGTTGTTCATCATTGTTGGAGTATAGTCGATAGCTTTCTGTAATCTGATAGTATCGAACTCTTTGTTATACAAAGCATATCTGCTTGTACCTAAAGAATTATATCTTGCGTCTGCATAAGCAGAAGGCAAAATTTCAACGTGTCTCATAGCTACTATATCAAAAGCTTCCTGTAAAAGTTGTAATTTATTCTTAACAGGAAACTCTGGGCTAACTTGAGATGCTAATCCATTGTAATCTGCTTCTGGAATAACGAAAGTTGTAGGATATGCTGTTCTTTCGCAATTTGCTCTGTAAAGTTCTATGATTTGAGCAACAAAAGCATTGATTTCTGTGAAGTTCATTTCAGAAATTTTCTTTGTTATAAAATCGGAATTTACAGTTACAACATCTGCTTGGTTAAGCAAACCTTTAACTTTTGAGTCTTTATAACCCAAGAAAGCCAACTGTTGCATATCCAAATCGTAAGATTTTTTTCTACTTCTTTCTTTTGCGGTAATCAATGAGAAGTTACCTAAAAGAGCTGCTTGGTTTACTTCTGCGATAGAGAACTCTATCTTCTTTGCCCAAGTCAAAGCAGGGATATACAAACCATCAACGGCAGCTTCAGCAACAGCTAATTTTGCTCCGTGTGCTGCTTGGTCGATAAAACCTGTCATTGGTTGAGAAGGCAAGTATTCACGAATTTGTAATACTTGGTCTGCCCATCCACCGTCAGTATCTATAGGTAAATATTTTTCAATATCTACTGTATAGAATTTTTGTGTTGAAATTGTCTTTAACAATACTGTTAAAGTGTTAATATCGATTTGAGCACCGATACCTGAAACATCGTTTGCATAAATTGCTTCATTAAACTTTTGAGAGAGAGAAGCACAATAAGCTTGTTCTCTTTCATTAAGCTTTACTTCGTTACCTTTTTGGTCTTTAAATACGTATGGTTTCATTTCACTCTCCTTATATAATACCTTTTATTATTACTCTGCCAGTTCCTACACCTGATTTATCAAGTGCGATACCATCAACTGTACCTGTGGATTTTGCAACGAAACCGTTTGTTGCATCCCAAGTAAGTTCTGTACCTGCGTTTACTGCTTCGCCTATCTTTCCATAAACAATCTTTCCACCAACATAAACTTCGCAATAATCTCCAGCTTTGAAAGTTGTTTTTTTGAAAGTGTAAGCAACGATACCTAAAACTGCGTCTGAAGCTGAAGATTTTGGAGTTACCAAAATATCTGCTCCTTCGGATGTTGCAACTAATTTAACAACATCTCCATTTTTTACACCATCTCCAACGTAAGAAGGGTCTATTCTAACTTGGAGAGTTCTGCCTTCGATTGCTTCTAAAGCAATCATACCAAGTTCTATACTTGGTTTAAACTGATTAAGATTTTGTGCCATTTTTAATCTCCTTATTTCTCTATTTTATCCAACATACCGTTTGCGTTTAATCTAAATTCTACAGCCGCTTTACTTTTTTCTGCATTGATTTTAGCTAATCTTTCATTGAGTTTTTTCTGTTCTTCTTCTTTTTTCAATGCTTCATTTTTCTTTTCTTCTTCTTCTTTCTTTTTAGCTTCTTCTTCAGCTTTCTTTTCTTCCTCTGCCTTTTTCTCTTCTTCGGCTTTCTTTTCAGCTTCAGCTTTAGCTTTTTCTTCTTCGTTTTTCTTGAGTTCATCACAAGCAGCGTTGTATTTTCCTACCAACTCTTCTGCCGTAAATTCGCCATTACAAGTCGCATATTTCTTTTCTTCTTCATTAAGTTTTTCTGTTAATGTGTCTATCATAGATTTAACAGTAAACTCTTTACCACCTAATTCAAAAGATGTATTCAAAATCTCTTCCGAATTATCTACTTTTTGTTTTTTAAAGAACAACATTTTATCCTCCTGTTCATTGAATTTGTTGTCTATTTTTTCCAGCTTTTCTCTAAATTCTTTAAACGACTTTCTATCCATTATTATTGCTTCGGCAAATTTAGGCTCACTAGTCAATGCTAAATGTAAGTATTCGCCTTTCAAAACTTCTTCTGCGTATTCGATATCGTGGTATCTTCCGCCTTGACCTACAGAAGTTGCTTTATATCCATTAGAAACCCTAAAATTTTGGTTTTTGATGAAGTTCAAAGCTTGTTGGTTATCAATTATAAATTCTGCCCAAAAATAGCCATCTTGAGGCAAATAGAATGATTTAACTACATATCCTACAGGTGTTTGTTTTTCCCAATCTTTATGGGTTATAACAACAGGTTTTCCTGAAAAGGAGTCGTTCATATCATCCAAAACTTCTTTAGTAATCAAAGTGTTTCCATTACCATAAGCACTTATACCGTGCGTTATATGTCTTGCATAGAAAACTTCTGCCGTTTTTGTTCTAAAAAAGTTAAACATTGTCAAGTTCCTTTAATTCTTTTAGTAATTGTTCTCTTCTTTTAGCTTTTTCACTTTCACTTGTGAATGTACGAGTTTTTAAATCTTTAATACCTATTTGTGTTTCTTCATCTGGTTTGCCTTCTTCAATTTGTAATTGTAAAGGTTGAGTCTCAAATATCTTATCATTAACTTCAATTGAAGTAGGAAGAATATCTTGTTTGTTAATCATCTCTTTAACTTCTTTTGCGTTTATCAATCCGTGCGAATAACAAATCATCATTCTTTGGAACTCAGAATTTTTACGAATTGATAAATCTTTTGGCGTTTCATAATCAAGAGAGCCAAAAGAAATTTCTACTTCGTGAATTTCTTTACCAAGAACGATTGAAGCCATTATCTTATATAATTTAGCGAGATTGTTTCTAACTTTAGACCTAATCTCAGTTTCTATCATTGTATTATAATTCTTAATATCATCTTCTCCAGAACTAAATCCAGAAGAAGCAATACCAAAAATCTTAGAAAGAGGCATACGTAAATCGGAAGCAATTTGATATCTTATCTCTTTCATAACTTCTGCAAGTCCAGAGAAAGAACTTGAATGTCCTTTGCTCTCATAACTATCGTTTTTATCTAGCACTAAAGCATTTAAGAAGGATTTTAGTTGGTTAGCCAACATAATTCTTTTACGAACAGCTTTTTCTCCTTGCGGAGACATTAAGCTCATAGCGAAATTATTAATAGAGTAAACATCAACTTTAACTTCATCGAGCATTTCAAAGGTCGCATTTACGCCTTTTAAGTATTGATTAAACCCTCTGATTATTGTTTCGAGTACTGAAAATCCCCAACCTCTAAGACGAGGTCTTACAAAAGAAGGAGCTCTGCGACCTTCCATCCTAAAAACACGAGATTTATGTATCTTTATTTCATAATAATTGTATATCTCTGGTCTATACAAAAGTTTTTCAAAATTTCCTGCATTATAATTATGAACATCTTTAGGGTCTCTATTTTCGCCGTAATAAAGTTCCCACAAATCAACATCAACAAACTCTATCGGTTTATCTTTTAATTTCTTGATATCTAAAGGTTGAGACATATCGTCTCCTGTCATCAAAATCAACGCACCGCCACCAAAAAGACGAGCCCACTTTATCGCATTTTTAAACTTTTCGATAAAATCGTGTTCTTCCATATATTCTTTTATTTGAGCTTTTTCTTCTTTGGTTAGTTCGTTAGTTTTAAACTCTATCTCTGTTCTAAATGCATCATCTACGGGCAGGTCTACTAATGTTTGAATTATCCCGTGTTCAACATAAGACTCAGAGAGAAGATATCTAAAATTTGAGATGAAATAATTACGATTGTTCTTGAAAAGAGTATCTGCTTGAGACGCTTGGACACCACGACCATAAGCCCCAGTGCCTTCCCAACCTCCGTTAATTATCGAACCTGTAAGAGAAGATAAGGAGTTAGTATATTCCTTATCTTTCAATCCTTTAGTATATCCATCTATGAACGATAATTCGGGTTGTTTTTTCTTTGCCATCTCCCTTTCTCTTTCTTTTCTTATCCAATACATAGCAAATTTTGAAAAAAATGTCAAGTACTTTTTTTATATAGGGAGATAAGAGTTGTCTGAAAGAAACAACTCATTTAAAAGGCAAGTATCAAATCTTTTATCTATTTATGTCTTTCTTATCCGTATTTCTACGCAACTCTTTAAAGGTTTCCAAAACAGATAACTTTTTTGATTATGACTGAAAATTTCATATTTTATAGGATTTGCTTCCGTATTTTTCATACTTATCACTGTTGTCAGAAGTAATCGCAATTACAAAACATAAAACTCTTCGGCTTTTGGTTCTTAATTTAAAAAGATACTCTAAAAACGGTTAAACAAAAAAGGCTCTTATATAGTTCCTGTTCCATCCTCCGAATACCAAAAAATGAAAAGAAAAAAATAATATTCTCGGGCAGGAACTATATAAAAGCCTAATTCTTTTCATTTTTCGTTTGATTTTCAACAAGATAATAAACTGATGGAAGCAATTTATTATCCAAACTTTTTACTACGATAAAATATTACATTATTTAAAAAATTTTGTCAAGTACTTTTTTTGCTTGACTTTTTTTTAATAATGTATTATATATATAAAAAAGGAGAAGATATGAAAGTTAAGATACAAGAGTCAATTTATAGAGGTAGACCGATAATTCAGTTGTTTGATGAAGATGCTCCTGAAGAGTATAAGTCTTATCCTATGTTAAGTATGGGATTAAGAAAGGCTAAAGCTGTACTTGCGGTAAAAGAAGAAATAAATGACTTTATAAAAAGAAACGAGGAAAAAAATGGAAAAATACATCGCAATTCTTAAAACTTACATAGATTTATTACAATTTTTACATTGGAACACAGCTAAGGATTATGCTTCGCATATTTTATTTGAGAGATTAATGGGAGAAATTCCTGATTTGTTAGACAGATTTGTTGAAGTAAGTATGGGTAATAAAGGGATTACACAAGTTGATTTTTCAAAATTTAAGAACGAAAAGATAGATACGAATGTAGATTTGAGAAAATTTATTGAAAATGCAAAAGCAGAGTTCAATGTTTTGTTGGTTTCGTCTAACGAGACGGAACAGAACGTAATAGTAGATATTCTAGAGATGTTTGACAGGCACTTATATTTATTATGATAAGAGGAAAAGGTGACCTTTTTAAGGACTCTGTTGTGGATAAGATAATAATAGAAGCGATAAGAACAGAAATTAAAGAGTTCGCAAAGAAAATACACGAGAAGTATGTTCCTAAACTCAAAGCGATACAGAAGATAAAAGATGACCAAGTAGGGTTTAGGATATTTGAAATAGAGAGATTGGTTTGGGATTATGTATTGCAAGACCCAGATTTGAAAGAGGCAAGAGTAAGGGTAAACAATATGCCCTTGATGACAAGGAAAATGGTTAGACAAGTATTTAAAGACTGTTTTAATGAGATTTTGGATGAGGACTCACACGTTATAGTTAATGGAAAACCAAAGACGAAGAAGTCGTTATTGGCAGAGAAAATCTATAATGGAGTGATGAATGATACGTTAGACCCTGTAACTTTGAAAGGATTTGAGGTTATCAGGGACACGATAGGGGAAAAACCCGCCAATGAGGTTATAAGTAAAGGGATACAACAGAAGGTTATAGACATAAAAGTAACGCAAGAAAAGGTAGAGAAGGTACAGAATATATTAGAAAGTTTAAGGAGTGCGAAGATAGGCGATGGACTTAAACAAGATTTCTCTCTTAGAGCAATCGATGCAAGACCCAGAGACGAAGGAGTTGTTGAGACTGACGTGTCTGGGGAGTCTGAGGGAGTACATAACGCTGATGTTCTTCCTGATAAACAGGACTGAGTTTGTATTTAAACCTTTTCACGACAAAATCATCCAAAAGCTACAAGACATAGCAGACCAGAAGAACAAGAAGCCAAACTTACTTATAAATATCCCTGTAGGAGCAGGGAAATCGTTGATTACGGAACTGTTCATCACTTGGACATTTGCACGTAATCCAAGCGTTAAGCATTTATACGTATCACATTCCGAGCTACTCATCACAAAACTTTCACGTGAAACATTGGAGATAGTTGAGTCAGTGTTCTGGCAAGACCTTTTTGGACACGAGTTAGACCAAAAGTCGAGTACTCAATACAATTTTAAGGATGCAGGAACAAGGTCAGGAATGACGGCAGCTCCAATAGGAAGTGCACTTACAGGTATCGATGCTGGAAACCCTGCAATAGAAGGGTTTAACGGGATGTTGTGTTTTAGTTACGATACTCTTGTTTGGACTGATAAGGGTAGATTAAAGATAGGAGATATTGTAACAAAAAGACTTCCCGTTAAAGTATGGTCTTATAACACAAAGACAAAAGAATTTTCTTTTAAACCTATAACACATTATCACGATAACGGAATAGCCAAAACAATAGAGTTTTGTGGAATAAGATGTACTCCTTCGCACAGGTTTATGACGCAAGATGGTTGGAAGGAAGCTAAAGATATATTAACGAAAGATATTCTTTTTGGTTTTTCTTATCCTTTTTACTTGGTTAAGCGTTATACCAAGTATTTTACAAATATCTTCTCTTTTGTTTCTGGTGTCAAGAATAAAGTTAAAATCTTCATCAGAAAAACTTTTAGAAACTCTTTTGTTATAAACAACAGGATAATCTTTCAAATGTTTAAAATATTTCCTTTGTTTAATTGCAATAACAGTTCCACTATCGATATTATAAGATTTAGCAATTTCGCAAATTCTTCTTTCATCGGCAAGAATAGAGATAACTTGTTCGTCAGTAAGAGAAGTATGACATCTGCTCAAACTACCACATTTAACGGCGTCTTGCATATTGTCGGATTTAGTTCCGTAAGCAAGATTTTCAAGTCTATTATTAAAAGGGTTATTATCCAAATGTCTAACTTCAAGACCTTTTTCTTGAACTCCTACAAACGCACGAAGAACAAGTTGATGAACTCCAAATGTTTTACCAATCCCATTTTTAAAAAGGGATATGTAATAATATCCTTTATTTGTGTTAAGTTTAAGTGTTTTTTCTTGACAAGTATTTGTAGTCCCGTTTCTTCTTATTACAACTCTCTTAACACTTTTTACTCTACCAAAGTTAGAAACTTGGTAAAAGCCCTCGTAATCAGGAATATCTCTCCATACTTCAACCATAAAAACACCTCCTATGAAAATGTATATTGTCTCTCGATACAAGATAATCATACATTTTTTGTAGGAGGTTGTCAAGAGGGACTTCTAACACATAATTGTATCGATGACCCATTAGATGTATCTAATGCAAATTCTGAAGTGATGTTAAATGAATGTATTAGAAATTATACAGATAAACTTAAAACAAGGTTAAGAACAAGTCACACTCCTATCATATTAATAATGCAGAGGCTATCAACTAATGATTTAGCTCAGTATGTAATGGATGCAGAGAGTAAAGATTGGGATGTGGTTACAGTAAAGGCTTATGATGAAGAAAATAAAGTGTCTTTTTGGGAAGAGAAGTTTCCTTCACATAAGTTAGAAGAGCTTAAAGTTAGGACTCCTGAACTTTATTATTCCCAATATCAGCAAGAGCCAAGAGCTACAGGTGGAGGACTCTTTACGAGAGATATGTTCATCGTAGATGCGTTACCCGAATATTTTGATTTTACTGCTATAGTGGCAGATACGGCATATAGAGCAACTGAAAGGAACGACTGGACTGTCTTTATGGCGATAGGCAGGGCAAACAACAGGTTATACATA